GCAAGAGATTGCGTGTCACCATGGACGAGCAGACGCGGAAGGAAATTCCTTGGCTGGAAGATGTTAACGACGAAAGGAAGAAGCAATATGATGCCATCATTGCCGACCCGCGCCTCAAGAAACTTGAGGAGTTCGCGCCCGACATTGCTGCGCAGTTGCCCTATTTCTTCGCCCACGCCTCTAACAGCATCTATGGACGCAAGGAGATTGCCCTGTCGGAAACGACGCCGGGTAAGAAACCTAGTTCACGGCCACCTGAAAATCCTGAGTCTGGTGCGGCTGCAAGCCGTAAGCCGGAAAGCGTCCAGACCAAGCAGATAGGGGAACTTCAGTCCAAGTTCAAAGCGAGTGGTGATAAGGGCGATTGGCTCAAACTCCGTACAGCACAAATCTCAAAACGTAAAGTTCTCTAACACCGCCTACCATGGCTTTTTCAAACACATACGATACCACCAACCCCGGCTCTGGGGTTAGCAACCGCGAGGATCTCCTCGACGTTATTACGACTCTTGCCCCGCAAGATACGCCTATCCTCTCGATGGCCCCGAAGCGTAAAGCTACGGCGACCTTCCACGAGTGGACCGTTGACAGCCTGGCTTCTGTCTCGACTACGGGCGTCTCCGAAGGTTCGGATGTCACCGCGTTCACCGACAAGTTCTCTGGCCGTGCGCGTTTGGGCAATTATGTCCAGAAGCTTCGCCGGTCTTTCATGGTGAGCGACTTGCAACAGGCCGTTGATAGCGTCGGTCCAGCTAAGATTGCTCAGGCTGAGATGAAGGCTGTCAAAGAACTGAAGCGCGACATCGAGGCCACCATCTGCTCTACCAATGACCGCTCGGCGGAAAATGGTGGCGGTACGGCCTACGGGCTGCGTGGTCTGGGCGACTGGATTGATAGCGGCGGTCCTTCGGATGTTCCTGCGGCGTTCCGCACTCCTTCGGGCAGCATTCACGCTTCCGGCACGTTCACCGAAACCGTCCTTAACGGCCTGATCACCTCGATCTACCGCGTGAACGGCATGGCGAACGACCTGACGCTGGTGGCTGACACCGCGCTTCGGGCTGTCATCGCTGACTTCGCTCGCACCTCTGGCAGCACCAACACGGTGTATCGCCAGATTCAGCAGAGCGCGGACAGCGCGACGATCAAGCTCACCGTGGATTTCTACGAGTCCGACAACGGCATCGTGTCCATCGTGAACATGAATCCTGATTGCGCTCCTGACACCTCGGCCAAGGACACCGGCTACATCCTCAACCCCGATTACATGGGCGTTGCGGACCTGATTGCCCTTGGTAGCTCCCGCGTCCCGAATCTGGGTGGCGGCGACCGTGGCTTTGTGGACTGGACCGGCACGCTTGAGGTGCTGCACCCCGGTGCGCACGGCAAGATCACCGTTCTCACCTAACCCTTAGACGATCACTAACATGGCTAAACTTAGCATTAACGAATCCGCCAATTCATTTTGGACGGATGTTGTCATCCTTGACTTCAATGATCTGATCTCCATCGGCAACGGTGGCCAGCGCACGATTGCGTCCATGCCCGCGAATAGCGCGTTGGAAGCGGCGTGTGTCTGGAAGATTACGGCGGCGGCGGGTAGCACCTCGGTGGTGTTCGATGTCGGCACCACGGCGGGCGACCCTGACGAGTTCATTGACGCGCTGGATGCGGACGGCATGACCGCCCCCATCTTCAACACGGGCGACCAGTTCACGTCGAATTACAGCAAATTCGTGTCGGGCACGGCTTCTGCCGTTCCGGTGCTGTTTGAGGTGAACGATGCGGCTGTTACCTCGTTAACCGCCGGCAAGTGGGGTGTTGCTCTGCGAATCATCAACCTGTCGCAGTATAACGACTAGTTGTAAGCAAGTAGGATAGAATCATGGGGCATAGGGCTTCGGCCTTGTGCCCCTTTTTTCATGGAAATTATCATCCCGCCCAAGAGGTTTAGTGTTGGCGACCGCTGGAAGGCCATTGAGCGCGAGTTCCGCACGGGGATCGAGCTAAAGAAGGCAACGGAGGCCAAACGCGAGGCTGTAGCCCGTCAGTCGGCACAGGAGATGCGGGGGGCTGGCAAAGTGGCTGGATTGGGCAGGAATGTGGGTGTAATGCCCGATTGGGAGTTCTTCCGGCTTGTGCAGAAGTATGGGCACAAGGAAGTGCATTCCCGTGGGTTCTTGAAATACTTCCAGAAGAAACACCCTGATTTGGCAGTTCATAAGCTCTAATGCAAAGCGGAACATACGCCGACCTTTTAATCAGGATTCGCGCCTTAGCCGGTGTGGATGCCTTTACGACAAACGAAGACACGCTGATTAACAGCTTTATCAACCGGCGGGGCTACCAAGCCTATCGGGAGAGCGACACCTGGGCGCGATTCATCGTGGCTGCGGAGGCCCGTCCCGGCCCCCTAAACATTGTCCCATTCAGCTACACGGCATCTAGCGGCAACCGCACCATCTCTACGGCCACCCGCAGCGGAACCACGGTGACGGTGACGACTACGGCAGACCTAGACGGGGACGTCGTTTCGGGCCAATATGTCACCATCGCCAGCCTGTCCTACTCGACGGCCAACCCTAATGGGGTGCAGCAGATTAGCGTGAGCGATGATGCGGTGTTCACTTTTGAACTTTCTGACGACTCGCTGACGGGCACGGAAACCTACACCGGCACGGGCACTGTGGTCCCGGTGGCCCTAAACGACGTTGACACCTTCATCCGCGTGTTCAACGCCTTCCCCTACAACCTCAATGGTGCCGGGGAATACACGTTTTACGTCCAAAGCGACGGGTGCCACGTTGTGGGCAATTCCACGGAAGCTGCTGGCTTTTGGGTGTGTTACAAGAAGCAGTGGGATGGTCCCTACGACGCTACGACGAACACGGACGTTCCCCTAGAGTTCTTTAACTACATGGCCCACGCCACGTATGCGGATTTTCTGCGCATGGACGGGCAGGTGGATAAGGCTCTGATCGAGGAACAGGTGGCCAAGGAATACCTCTCCATGGAGCTTATCAAGCCGCAGAATCAGGCCAACGGACAGCTTCTTTCCCGCTTTCAGTCTCACGGCAGTCGTCAAAGTCGTTAAACCGCATAGTGTAAAATCACCTTTAATATGGGCCAAGCCACCGTAAATCTCCAGAACCTCGGGCAGAAGGTATCTACCAGCAACCCCCTTCCGGTGCTTGCCGTTGCCCCAACGTCGGCCAGCACAGCGGGTTATTCCGCCGCTGCGTCCAAAACGCGGCCAAATGACACCACGGCCTAGGCCGCCCTAGTTGTTATTGCCGAACGCGACTCTGCGGGCACCGTATGGACGTTTACAGGGGTTGGACCTTCTGGCGGCGGCAAGGTGATTGTTGACGCCATGACGTTAGAAATCGACATTGCGTCCATCCCATCGGGAATGGGTGCGTTTCGGCTCCACCTTTATTCTACGAGCCCTACGGCCATCAACGACAACACGGCGTTCAACCTTCCTTCTGGTGATCGAGCTAAATACCTTGGCTACGTAGAAACACCCACCCCCATCGACCTTGGGGCCACCCTTTGGAGCGAAACCGAGAGCATGAGCTTCCCGGTGCGCAAACAGGTGACTTTGGCATCCAGCACCGTTTATGGCATCTTGCAGACGGTGGCTGCGTTCACTCCAGCGGCGCAAACGGTAAAAAGCGTTACCCTGCATTCAGTGGGGGTCTAAATGACTCCCGCCGTAAGAGCACTGCTGGAACGAGACACGTTCTCGCCTTATCGCGTGGCCGGCCTAGCCGCCAGATACGACATCTCGCGCCTCGACTCCCTCGTCTACGACGGGTCCAACCGGGTGCAGCTCGTGGGGGATTTGAGCGGGAATAGTGCGGTGAATGGGCTGGTGTTGAATGGGGTGGCGGGGAATTACGCGTCCGCGCCGGATAGTGCAGCGGTGAGTATCACGGGCGACATTGATCTTAGGGTATTGGTCAATCCCAGCACATTGGCAACTGGCTCATCGGTGATCTCTAAGCTCGCAAGCGGCGGCGGTGCGTATTTGCTCCGACTTGCCACCACCTCTATTATTTTCGACCACTGGGACAGCGGGGGAACCCAACGCTCCGCGACGATTGCCGGAGCAGCGTTGACCGGGGTTTTGCAGTGGGTGAGGGTGACAATGGCGGTCGCCACTGGCGCCCGCACCGCTTATACTTCACCCGACGGCGTTACATGGACGCAGTATGGAAGTACCAGCACCCTCGGGGCTACTAGCATTAGGGACACAACCGACATTATCGAGGTGGGCTCGCGGTCCAATGGCGTGGCCGAACTAGTTACCGGCATCATCTACCGCGCCCAAATCTACAGCGGCATCGCTGGCACGCTGGTCTTCGACGCCAACTTTACCGGCGCTGCGAAGCTCGCCACCTCCTTCACCGAGTCCAGCAGCAACGCGGCGACCGTCACGATCAACACCACCGGAGCCCTCGGTGCCCGCATCTGCGGCGCACGCGATCTGGTGCAAATGACGGTGGCCAACCAGCCGGTGCTGACGATTGCGTCGGGCGGCAACTACCTCACCTTCGACGGCTCGAACGACTACCTGAAGGCGGCTTCATTTAGCCTGAGCCAGCCGGAGAGCGTTTATTTTACGGGGAGTCAGGTGGCGTGGGGTGCAAATCTTGCCCTGTGCGACGGCAACACGTTCGACACCCTGCGTATCGTCCAGTCCGATGCATCCACAGACCTTCGCATCCGTTGCGGCAGCAGCGAACCAGCGGGCACGGAAATTCAACTGCCGCTTGGGACTCGGGGTGTTTTGACCGCAATATACAATACGACCGCATCTTCGCTTCGGCTTAACAACGGCGCGGTCAACGTGGGCACGGTGGGCGCGGCGACCCCCAGCGGATTTACACTAGCTTCGCGTGATGACGGCGCTGGTCCCTCCAACATCACCGTCTCCGAAATCATCATCCGTTCCGCCGCCGACTCGACGCCGCTGCAATCGCGCATCGCGTCCTACCTGATCCGCAAGTGGCGCATCACCCCATGAGCACCCCCCGCCAATACATGATGGCCCGCTCCTACGACGCCGCCCTCGCGCTCGACGCCCGTGTGTGCGCTTTCCTGCGAGAGCGCGATGGCAGCAGGGGGTCTCAGTGGGCCGGCGTTAGCGTGCGAGACGATGGCCGTTTCGGCGTGTTTTTCTCCCAAGAGTGCGTCGATGCGCTAGGCGACAACCTGCCCAAGCTCGACAACGAGGTGTTTACTGATGGCGTGTCTAATTGGGCCAACTACGTTCCCCCGGCCCCCGACCCCGAAAGGCCGTTGTGAACGCGTTGCGCATTTTGCTCGTGATGGCGCTGGCTCTTGCGGGCTGCTCCAAGCGCGACAATGAAGGGCGCCGCCCCACCTCCTCGCTGCACAAAGCCACGGCCTACGCGGTCGCACTCCACGCCGCCGCAGCCATCAAAGCGCAGGTGTATGAGGTCACCGAGACGCACAGCATGGAGCCCATCCTGTTTGGCAACATCTACGTGCTGGCGGAGCCGGTGCAGATTGCCGGCGTCAAGGTGGGCGACATCATCCTCTGGCGCAAAATGCCGGGGCAAATCCCCCGCCTTCATCAGGTTTATTCCAACAACGGCATCCGGCTGGGCGTGGCTGGCGCCAACAATTACAGCAACGACAACACGGAGTCCTCGTTCATCACGGATGCTGACCTTGTGGGGCGCTACGTCGGCCACGTTGTCTTTGACCCTGCCACACGATGAACGTCGTAGATATGCTCTTTAACGCAGCCGGAGGGGGCATTGTAGGCTCCCTTTTGCACCTTGGCACGGGCATATTTGAGACTTGGCGCAAGAAGAAAGACGCCGAGGTGGAAATCATGCTTATGCAGGCCAAGACGGAATCTGCCGAGAAGGCGGCGGCCTGGGATGCCTTTGCCCGTTCACAGCAATCTCAGGCTCCTTTCGCCGTGCCCACGGGCGTTAGCCCGCTTATGGCCAACATTTTTACCGCCGTAGAGGCATTTAAGACGTTCACTCGCCCCGGCCTTACGTGGGCGCTTTTGTCCATATTGGTCTATGTTTTCTCGGCTTCCCCAGAATATGCGCGGCAACAAATGCTGGGAGAAATTACCTTTGGCGCATTCACGGCGCTTTTCTGGTGGTTTGGTAGCCGTTACTCAACAAAACGATGATCAAGGAGCACCCAATTACTATTTCAAGCATCGGGGCCGTTTCCGGATGGTTTTCCGTAAGTTTGGTGCAAACGGCCCAATTTGCGGCTGCTTTTCTAGCCGCCCTTGTGTCTTTGTGCGCCCTTATTTTGGTTGCTCCCAAAGCAATCCGAGAGGTTCGCCGTTGGTTTAAGCAGTAAATGATAGGGTAGAATAAGCTATGCCGAGATACTCAAAATACGGAAGCAACGACACCGCCATCATCTCGGCTGGCGATTCGTTCTTCCTTGGGATGAACAATCGGCTTCGCCCCGATCAGCTTCAACCGGGCATTATGGCCTACAGCCAGAACGGGCGAATGAGCGTGAATGGGGCATGGCAACCCCGCAAAGGCATTGATTTCTTCTCTGGCCTCATAGACACAAGCAGCGAAGCGTTGATTCTTCCTTTCTACGTCTACGCTAGTAAAAACATTTCAACGGCAGTTCGGGTGGCGGAAACGGTAACTATCACTACCACAACAAGTCACGGATTTACCACTGCAACACAGGTAGGTATTGCTGGCCTTACTGGAACAGTAGACCCTAATGGCAACAGGACGGTGACCGTCACCGGAGCTACAACGTTTACAATCTTTCTTGGTGGAGCACCGGGAAGTGAGGTTTACACTGGAACTGGAACGGCGGGATCACCATTTATCACTGCTTTGGTTAATGCGGCCTATGGCTCATGCTTGTTCTCTAACCCATTAGACGACAACGAGGAATACATTATCGTTGCGCTTTACGACAAAGCAATGGCGGTGAATTTAACTACCGGGGTTGAAACCAACATCGACTATCCCGCTTCCCTTATAATCACCGAAAACGTCAATCTGTTGCAGGCGTTTAACAAGGTTTACATCTTTCGGGACGGTCTCACCACCCTAGAGTTTGATGGGAACATTGCCTCAACCCCTACGTTCACCAAGGTGGCTAACGGCAATTACACCCAGCCATTGGTGTTTACGGCGGCTACTAACACGGCTTGCACTGCGGGCGTGGCAACCGTAACAGAAACAGCGCACGGCCTGTCCGTTGGCGACATTGTTACAATCATGGACAAGGGAAGTTCTCCCTTAACAAACGCAGCTACCTATGTCGTCCAAAGCGTTCCAACGGCCAACACATTTACGTTTTACGCCAGCGTAGATGACTTTGCAGCAACATCCGTTGTCCTTGGAAAGGCTCAAAGCGTTGGACTTGGGTTTGTTCATTCTCCCGCGCCCGCGTGGGCGGCCTACCACCAGCGTCGATTGATTGTCCCTTACCGCTACACGTCCACGGGGACTAGCGGAAGCGAGGTTATTACGGATCGTAGCGTATACGACGAAATTCTTATCAGCGACATCCTAGATGCAGACACCTACGACCAGCTCCAGAATCAACTCAAGGTGACGGCTGGTATTTCGGACTACTTGCAATTTGTGCATCCCTTCACGGATGACAATGCCGTGGTGTTCAACCGCAACTCCATCCATCTATTAGATGGGTTGTCAGGTTCGCTCACTGATGTTTCTCTCAAGGAAATCACGCGGGAGGCCGGATTGGTGGCTCAAAAGAGCGTTGTCACCATTGGGAACAAAATCTTCTTCTTGTCTGATAACGGGGTGTATGCCACGCAGTTTGGCGACCTTTACAATTTGCGGGGGGCAGGACTGCCGTTGTCCGACCCCATTGACCCTCTTATCAAGCGGATCAACTCAGATTACGCCCAGAACTCCGTAGCCATCTACCACGACAATCGCTACTTCCTTGCGGTTCCACTTGATTCCGCGACTACGAATAACGCCATCCTTGTCTTCAACCTATTAAACCAGCAATGGGAGAGCATTGACATTGTGGCGGGGTCTGGGTGGGACGTTTCCAACCTGATTAGTGCCGGGGCTGGTGGGATAAACAAGCTCTACGCGGTTAATCGTTTGGGCGGCATTCACATCCTTGATGAGCGCGAAGATGACGTAGACGTGGTAGCCTTGGGAATAGCTGTTCCTCCCACTTCTGTGCGGCCAACGTCTTACGGCCAAACCCGGCAATACAACATGGGTGACACAGACCGTAAGAAGTTCAACAGCTTTGAGTTGCACACGGAAAGTAGCTCTACCAACACCTCAAACGCTACAATCTCTGTTGAGACGGAAAACGTAGACAGCACCGCTACCCTTGGCACTTTAGGAGGCTATCTTGGTGCTGTGCTAGCAATCAGTGAAGACGCATCCGTGCGTGGTAGAATCGGGAATATGCGAGGCTACGGCATTCAAATGACTTTTACGCCAACTCAAGGGCGTCCATTGCTCAGGATGGCAAAAATCAATGCCATGTCGTCGTTTAACTCATTAACGCAAGCATCCTAATGGCTATCTTAATTAAGGGAACAGATTTTACTGACGGAGATCAGGTTACCGCGCTCAAGTTGGACGCGCTTGTTGACTCGGCCACGTTTGCTTCTGGAGCCGTAGATGCAAGCACCACTGCGCTTTCTGGCGGGGCTATCATCGTTAAAGACCTTGGGGTGACGGCTGCAAAGCTAGAAGCCGCTACTAACGGTCAGTTGATGATTGGCAATGGCACTGGCTTTACCAAGGCCGCGTTGACAGCCGGAACCAATATTGCTGTTACCAATGGCTCTGGGGCTGTTACGCTTGCACTCACAGGCACGGTAGCAGCGGCTAATGGCGGCACGGGAGCGGCTACGCTTACAGCTAACAACGTCCTGTTGGGTAATGGGACAAGCGCAGTTCAATTCGTTGCACCAGGAACCAGCGGCAATGTTCTTGCATCAAACGGAACAACATGGGCATCCACGGTGCTATCAGGAAGCAGTGTTGTCCGTGCTGCTCGCACTTCGGACACGATTCTGGCAGCAGCAAATAACGGCAATCTAATTGATATCACCAGCGGCACATTTAGCCAAACATTTACCGCAGCAGCAACGCTTGGAAGCGGCTGGTTCTGTTACATTCGTAATAGCGGAACAGGCGACATCACGCTTGACCCAAACTCAACTGAGTTGATTGACGGGCTTTCTACCTATGTGATGTACGGAGGAGAAACTCGGCTTGTCCAATGCACTGGCACGGCATTTACTTCGGTGGTTTTGTCTCCGTTTGCGCGAACTATTTCAACCACACTAAATCCATTTGTTGTTCCACCGGGATACACAGAACTTTGTGTTGAATGTATAGGCGGTGGAGGTGGTGGTGGATCAGGTGGGCGATCAACAACAAACCAAGGTATGGGTGGTACTGGTGGAGGTGGAGCAGCATTTGTTACAAAAAACATTAGTGGTATTGCTGCTGGGACCAGTGTTACGGCTACAGTAGGCGCGGGGGGTGCTGGTGGTGCAGCACAAACTGTAGACAGTACTGCTGGGAGTGTCGGTGTGGCTGGTGGAACGACTACATTTGGGTCATTTGTTTCGGCATTTGGGGGTGGCTACGGTGGTGCAGGAGCGATAGCATCTGGTACAGCGTTATCTGGGGGTGGTGGAGGTGGTTCAATAAGTGTAGGTGGTAATGCTACAACTACTATTATTCTTGGTGGACATCCACGCCCATACCCGGTTGGCGATACTGCTACCCCAAATTCAAACAACATAGGTGGTGGTGGTGGGGCGGTAGATTCTGCGCAAACCCCGGGATGCGCGGAATATGGTGGAGGTGCTGGTGGAGGAATAACATCTGGAGCTTCGCAAAAAGCTGGCGCTGGATCTATATTTGGAGCGGGCGGTGGAGGGTGCGGAGGTCGATCTACTATTACTACCGTAGCCACTGCTGGTGGTGGCGTAAAGCGATATACCGTTGCCGGTGGCGGAGCAACTACTACTGGTGCTGCCGGAACAAATGGCGCAGACGGTGCAAGTGGATATTGTGGTGCTGGTGGTGGTGGTGGAAATGGTTCTGCCGGTGCTGGTTTTGCGGGTGGAAATGGTGGGCTTTTAGGTGGGGGTGGTGGAGGTGGAGGGGGTGGTTTAGATGGCAATTTATCCGGTGCTGGTGGTACTGGTGGAAATGGCGGGATTAGAGTTTGGGGAATCGCATAATGAACGCACATCAATTAGACGCCAGTGGCGTCATCCTAAATACTATCGTCGTTGACTCGCTCAACGTATTTCCAAACTTGATCGACGCCGCTGTCGGTGGCTCGGCAGGTGATACATGGAACGGCACGGCCATTGTGGAGAAGCTGCGTGATGTGGAAGCAGAAAAAGTTTCTGTTCGGAATCAGCGTGATCTGCTGCTCGCCGCAACCGACTGGACGCAGTGCGCGGACAGCAGCGCAGCCGTTAAAGCCCAGTGGGCTCCCTATCGGAAGGCTTTGCGGGACGTTCCACAGCAAGCTGGATTCCCATTCTCAGTTGTTTGGCCCACCTAAAACCAACCACCATTTAAGATGCCCCAAGTCAACACAGAACAGATTTTAAGGGAAGCAGTGGCCGGCTATGGGACAACCAACAAGGCTGTCGAGCAAGGCGTTTTAGCGGAACGGTATACGGGGAGGGCACGCCAGCTAGGCACCGTTGAGTCTGCGCTGGGCAAGATTGACGAGCAAGAAATGCTCCGGCTGCATCCTGAGTTGCAGGAGGGATTTGATAATGAGATAGCGGCGGGTGGAGATCCCAACCTCTGGCTTGAAGCCGCCATCAGGAACTCATCTACCATTGACCCCGCATCAGTTCCCCGTTCTGGGGGTATTGTTGACGCGGTGGGGGTTCTTGCCGGAAAAACGGGGGCCATTGAGAGTGCCGCCAATAGGGCTGCGCGGACGGCTGGCGTAGCGGACATAGCGACCCTTTCCCCGCTGCTGTCAGCAGCCTACCGTGCGGGCAATACTGAGCTATTTGGAGCCTTGGGCAAGGCCGGGGGCATGGTGGACAGCGGAGACCCCTATGCGGCCTACCGTGCGTCTGTTCTAGGGCAGCAGGCGGTGGGGCCGGCGGCAACACAGGGCTATGGAGCTAGTTTGGCGGCTTCTCAGGGCTATGGAGCTACAAACGCTGCTTCGCAAGGCTATGGGGCCACAAACGCCACCTCGCAGGGCTATGCATCCAGAGATGCCACCTCTCAGGGTTATACGTCTACGGACGCCACTTCGCAGGGATATACGGCAGAACAGGCTGCAATGCGGGAATATGCCGCAAGCCAAGCGGCAAGTCAGGGGTATACGGCGGCAAACGCCCGTGCGGTTGAAGATGCCAACGCCCAGATGATCGGGCGGGGCTTGCTTGGACAGTCGCTTTACCAGCAGGGTCTTAACGCTGGTCCTAGTGGCGCGGCCCAAACCCTTCAGCAGCGGGCGCAACAGCTTGCCGCTTCTACGGGTCAACTTTCACAAGAGGAGCTTCGTTCTGTCCAGCAGGGAAGCCGTGAAGCCTTTGCCGCCCGTGGCCTTGAGATGTCCAATCCGGCTATTTCTGGGGAGATTGGGGCGCGGATTGCAGCGCAGCGGGCCAGGCAGGCGGAAGACCTACAAATGGCTGCTGGGCTTAATCAGGCTTACACACAAGACCTTACGGCCAATCGCGGCTTTGCTACGGGTCTTTACGGGCAGGATGTTTCCCTTCAGTCGCAGAATCAAAGTGCGGCACTTCAAGTGGCATTGGCCAAACAACAGGCTGGCATTACGCTGTCCCTTGCGGATCAACAAGCCATTAACTCGGCCAGCCAGTTCGGGTCTAATGCGGCAAACGAACAGGCTCGTTTTAATGCCCAATCGCTAAACGCAGCGGGCCAATTTAATGCTGCGGCGTTTAACAATCAGGCCGCTATTAATGCTCAAGCGGTTAACGCCGCTAGTCAATTTGGAGCAAGCGCCGCTAATCAGGCCTCCTCCCAAAACGCTCAATTACGCAGCGCAGCCAGTCAATTCGGAGCAAGCGCGGCCAATCAGGCCTCGCTTTACAACGCCGGGTCCGCGAATACCGCTGCCCAGTTTGGGGCCAGTGCAGCCAATCAAGCGTCCCTTCAAAATTCCCAATTGGGCAGCGCAGCTAGTCAGTTTGGTGCCGGCGCATACAATCAAGCCTCGCTTCAAAATGCTCAATTAGGTAGCGCGGCTAGCCAATTTGGAGCAACGGCTGCAAATCAAGCGTCGCAATACAATGCCGGGTCGATTAATCAGGCAAGTCAATTTGGAGCGAACGCAGCTAATGAGCAAGCGCGTTACAATCAGAGCCTTGCCGCACAACAGCAACAGCAGGGGATTGCCAACCTTGGCTTGCTAGGCCAATCCACGATGGGGCAGACGGAGGCCAATCGCAATTATCAGATGAACGTCGCCGGGGGCTATCAGAGCGCCGCCTACGACCCGTCTAGCCTTGTCCTTGGACAGCGCAGCAATGCGATGCAGAGCGCCAGCGGGGTGTATAACGCTGCTTTGGGGGTTAATCCTGATTTCTCCGGCCAGCTTGGTCTGAATACGGGTGTTGCGCAGGACGTTAACATGACGACGTATAACGCACAAATGGATGCCCAAAAGGCCGCAGCAAACAGAAAAGCTGCTCTTATTGGGTCTGGCATTGATGCTGTTGGTAAAACCGTTGGTGCTGCTGCAACGATAAAAGCCACTTTCCTGTGCGTTCCGCATGGACAGAAAATTGACACTCCTAATGGATCTATCTTGATTCAAGATGTTGAGCCGGGGGATTACGTTATTGGATTTAATGGCAATCCAACAACCGTTCTTCAAGTTCACCGTTACAAGGAAGATCCATCCGCCATTCGATTTGTTAACATCAACCTAGACAATGGAAAAACCATTAGTGTATGCGATAGGCATCGCGTTGATGGCATTCCAGCCGGTCTTCTTGTTGATGG